AGATATCTGTCTCTCCAAACCCTGTTATAGTTTACTCTATTTGTTTCTGTTTGAGTTAAAACAATAGAAGTCTTATCTTTTGAAATTTCAAACTCTTGATCATTACTTGCTGCATTTACATCGTAAACAAGTTCAAGATTTTCATATAACTTATATAACTTATAAATCTTTTCATCAATAACTAAATAGTCAGATCCAAGTCCAACTACTTCTTTTTCTTTTCTTACAAATTTAAATCCACCAAATGTCTCAGAATCTACAATGTATCTTGCAATTCTTTCCATTTCTTTTATTTGAGCAACTGTCTTGTTCAACTCTGTTGCTAGAGAATAGATATCGCAATATGGTCTTAGGACATCAATATTTGTGACAATAACTTCTTCATCATATGTATCAAGAACTCTTGCCTCTAAATTTCCATCATATGAGGTGTACTTATCGTTAAGTATAAAACTAATATCTCCAGAACCGTTTGCTGAGGCACTTGCTGAAAATGTTTCGTCTGTTAAAAGGTCAGAATACTCAATGGTATAAACCCCACTTGGAACAAGGTCTGAAAACGAAACTGTTGGGACACTCCCATTAATTCTTAAAACTTCCATTATTTAACACCGAAAACTTCGGCTACCTCCTCTGGAGATGTGATTCTAATTTTGGGAAATTTACTAACCCATATACCAGCATCTTCTTTACTTACAATATTATATCCTCTATTAAGTTTACCAAGACTTTGTTCATAAACGCTTGCATTTTCTACAAACAAACAAACTAATTCGCTCTTAACTTTTTCCATAATACATCTATCTTATTATATCATTTATAAATAGATGAAGGGGAGACAAATTAATGCCTCCCCTCCAAAATTGACTATAATTAGTCTTGCATGAATGCTACTGCATCGGTTTCTTCGATTGCAACACCAAAGCGTAGGAATACTGTATATTCTACAGTGTCCTTCTTTGGCTTGAATTCACGGTGTACTGTTACGTCTCTCTGGAAGCCCCAGATGCGGTTTTCTGGGAATGTAAGTGATACATAACCAGCTGGCATCAAAGGAACTTCAACTAATGGAAGACCTAGAACACGGTATGCGATTGGGCTACCAAGGGTCTGCGGAGCAGTACCATCAATAACACGCTCAACAATACGCTCGGAATTCAAGTTACCCGAAGAACCAAGACCGTTTACAATTGCTGCAACGGTTTCGGTGTCTGCGTAGAACTTCATGTTCGAACGAGAGCCACGGTACTTACGAGGCATTGCAAGAACAAGTCCCTGCAAGGATTCAATAGTTGTACCGTATGTTGCTGAATTACCATCAGCTTCGATTGAAACGAAGCCTTCAAGGATGTTAAGGAAGCTGTTTGTACCAGTTCCTGTACCATTGATAGCTAGATCTTCAAGATCGTTTGCAAACGCACGAGTCATTGTACGGACCAAGTGATCCTCAAGACCTGCACCTTCGATATTATCTTCAAGAGCTTCGCTAGATACTTCCCAGTCAAGACGAATCTTCTTGGTGGTTAGTGATACCTTGGTAAACTGAACATCAGCATTTGTGTAGGTTGCATCAGCCTGGGCTGCTGCACGGATTACACGCTCTCCAACATTCATCTTTTCAAGCTCAGTTGTATTGGCTCTCATCGTGACTCTACGACCATCTTGGGCTAGAACCTGCTGTTCAAAGATATACTCGATAAACTGACGTGACTGTTCAGGCTGCAAAATACCGCCATCAGACACTAGATCACCAACTGGGTTAGTATTGTCAAGAATTCCAGCTGCTGGAGTGCTTACTCCACCAATACCACCAGATGCGATAGTACCAGCTGCAGCCGCTTTTTCTAAAATTTCATTGTTTTCTGTCATTTTTTATTTCACCTCCAGTTTCTCTTAATGATATAGGTCAGCGGAATTTAGGAAACGTCCACCCCACATAGACCCTTTTTGTATTTTTGTTCCCTGAACGATCCCGCCAAGATCGCCAGACTTACGGACAGCGGTTTCGTCTTCTAGACCATCTACACGCTTTCCAAACTCTTCAAGACTGCCTCTTACTCCAGCAACTTCTTCTGCTACTGTGGCGTGACCCTTTTTAAGGTCTGCAATCTCTTCATTTAGTGACTTAATTGTTGAAACTAGCTTCAGCAACAGACTTTTCAACTTCAACGTCATCGGAAGCATCTTCGTCTGCAACATCTTCTGCAGGTGCTTCTTCTGGATCAGCAGACTTAACTACTGTTTCCTCAACAGCGTCAACTGCGTCAACTGACTTTTCTACGGTTTCTTCGGCAGGAGCTTCAGCAACAGCTTCTTCAGCTGCAACTTCTTCAACGATATCTTCTACTACTGTATTTTCTTCTGACACGTTGTTCTCCTCCTCTATATTGTTTTCTACAATTGACGCATTATTGTCAATCGCTGTTTCAGACGTTTCGCCTGAAGTCTCTGGGGTTTCGGAAACGTCATCAGATTTAGCTAGGTCTGTAACACCAATAAACTTATTTAAAAGTGACTTAACTGTCATAGCCTTCTCTGTATCCTTTGTCTCTACGAAACCAATATTCTTCATGCTAACTTCACATGAAGGGCAACTTGAATCTTCAACTTCTGAAAGTCTGACGAGACCGTCATTCTCACACCAGTAGACATTTTCAAGATCTGCTTTTGCAATTATACCATCAATTTGAGCATCTTTATCAATCTTCTGAATAGACACAACATTTGCAAATTGATTTGCAGGATTGTCTACTAAAGATAGCTCTTGAAGTTCATAATCTTTTACAATTCTAATTGTCTTTTCAACATTCTCATCCCAAGAATTTTCTGCTTCTTTAATTACTCCGCCAATTGAAAATCCTGTTAAAGTTCCATCAAGAACTTTTTCCCAAGTATCTTGAGCACCCTTAGAAATGTAAGCATCTACATAAACACCATTATATATTCTATCTGTGCTCTTGTCAAAAAACTTTTCTTGTCTAAAATTATTCTTGTCTAAAATTAACTACCTTGCCAACAGCGATTGGCTGGTGCATTTCTCTTAAATTTCCACGGAACATTTCAAAAGCTTTGATACTAACATCTGTAGGAACAATGTCAGATTGCTTGTCAATATTATCGAGCGTGGCAAATCCAGAAACGGTTCTACGCTCTTCATCTATTTTGGCGATTGGCATAGATAACTTGATATCATCGTTATCTGAAGTCCAATGAGCCTTGTTTAAAGCAGACATCTTATTCCTATTATATATGTATTTTTATATGTTTATAATATTGTTATATTATAGCACTGATCTTCCTTCTCCACCAGGATTTCTTCCTGTTGTGGTAGAAGTTGAATCAGATGCTTCGTTTGTTCTTTGTTGATCTCTTTGTCTTGTTCCAGCCATTTGAGCATTTTGCTCTGCACGTTGTTGAGGGGTCATAACTACTGGAGTATCTCCTTGCGGAATTACTGGCAATCCTAATCTTGGTCTATCTGTAAGAGTTAGTTCGTTAAACTTTAACAAAAGAATATCCGTCTTTTCTTTAATAAGCTTATTGATTGTTTTTTCTAAATTCTTTTGAGAAGGTCTTGCAACCTGTTCTTTAAAAGTTCTATCTGAAACAAGTGCAGATGCAATTGAACTTCCAGGATCCGATCCTACCTTAGAGATAGGAACTTGATGTGCCATAAGAATGTCATGAACATTTGAAGTTCTATACTTATCAAATGATCCTTCTTGAATACCATTTTCAACTGGCTCCATTTTAAATTCAACCTTGTTGTCTGCAGCATCGCCAGGGAGTGGAATGTAAAGTGTTCTATGATTCTGTCCACGAAGACCAGACTGCAGGAATCTAAACAACTTATCTTCTGCATCAGAGGAAAGCTTTGCACCCTTTAAGGTAACAATATATCTTGGGACAGCCTTATTTTCAAAATAATCAATATTATATCTTGCAGCAAGTTGATCTCCAACAACAGAAGTTGCTGCAGAAACTACATCTGGAACACCATAGTAT